AGAATGAACTTTTATGGTAGAGGTTATGACCAAGATGGAAATGATATTGATGAGCTTTTAGTAGCCTACTTACAAGATTAAATCAATAAAAAACAGGAGAAAAGAGATGAATGATATAACACAAGAGTTTGTTGAAAAGTCGATCCAAGAAGAAACAGAAACTCTGGTTAGACTAAACAGGGAACTTATTTCAAGCCAAAACTTATTGAAGTCTATTGATGATTACATCATGGCTCATAAAGATAGCAACCGAATAAACCAAGATACTAGACTCGCATTGATTAACATTAAGTCTGATCTCAAATGCGATATTCATGGTTTAAAAGAATTAATAGCAAAAATATAGGAGAAAGTAATGGAAAAGCAAAGCCAAGCACAAATGATATTTAATAAACTGTTACAGGGTAAAGAGTTAACAGTTTTAGATATGTCGCAAAGACCAATCTCTACTATGTATGGAGCTAGGAGAATATTAGATTTGAAAGAGTCAGGTGTTCCGATCCAAGATGAATGGGTAGAGTTACCAAACAGCAAGAAAATTAAGAAATACTTTTTAGCTAAAAGGGATATTAAAAGAATTAAAAGGAATTTAGATGGCAAAAAAACCAAACAAAGAAACTAGAGAACATTATAAAAAATTAGTTGAGTTTGGCTGCGTGGTTTGTAAACGAGAATATGGTGTATACTCCACCCCTTGCATACATCATATTACTGGGGCAGGTATGGGTAAAAAAAGTATTCATGCCTTGCCTTTGTGCCACGAACACCATCAGGGATCTGAGGGAATACATCACTTAGGCAACAAAGTTTGGGAAGAAAAATATGGTAGTCAAGAAGAACTACTAGAATACATAAAGGAGAGGATATGACTTGGGATTACAGGGCAGAATGGAAAAGAAGATTAAACAAGATTATAAAATATTTTAAAGAACACGAAGTTGAGATTATAAGAACTAATGAATACATACATTCAGTAGATTTGATTTGCTGTCATAAAAGAAAAATTAAAGTTTTAAAATTAATTACCGATAAAGAAAACCAATACACATTAGAAATGGATATATTAACTAAAAAATTTAACCCATACTACCACGTTGTTAGTAACTTAAAACAAGCATCAGAGGTGGTTTTGGGTAGTGGTAAAATAGAAACACCTAGCCCAGTTAAAAGTTTGCATAAACATTTGCAAAAAGTAACGATATTGCCAAACACAGAAAAAGATATAGCATTTAATAAATTTATACAATGGAGGAGAATATGATAAAGATAGAAAATAATGTGCCAATTAGAGGTAATAGCAAATATTCTAAGTATTATGATGTATTATATAAGTTGGAGTCAGGACAAAGTTTCTTGGTAGATGATTATTATATAGTAGATGCAGTAAGGCGTAGGGCTTGGGAAGAAAAGATAAAGGTATCTTTTAGGCAAGTAAAAGAAACTGGTAAGCCATTACAATATCGTATTTGGAGAAAATAATGAAAGAAATGCAAACAAAGTTTGAATTTGCAAAAAGAACATTTAAACATATCCCAACAGATAGTGAGATTATAGTGCCTGTTTCAGGTGGGAAAGACAGCACAGCTACTCTCATTCTTGCATTAGAGCATTTTGATAAAGATAAAATAATACCTTTGCATTGTAATACAGGTTGGGATCACCCAAAAACTTACGAATATCTTGATTATATGCAAGAAAAGTCTGGAATTGAAATACAGCACACAAGTTATGAAGAAGCTCCTACCATGCCTGATTTGATAAGAAGAACAGGAAAATTTCCGAACAGAGTTATGAGGTTTTGCACAGCTAGGTATAAAGAAACAGCTACAACGAGATGGTACAAGAAAAATGGTTTTTACGAAAATAGAAAAGGACAGGTTTGGTTAGGTATTAGGTCAGATGAATCACACCAAAGAAGAAAAAAATATGGGGATTTAGATTCTGGTGAAATTCATAATTATAGAGATGTATTTCCTTGGATTCCTAAGAAAATGGATAAAAATGTTAGATTAAGATTTCCTGTTATAGATTGGGATACACAAGATTGTTTTGAGCATATTAAAAACTATGGGTGGAAACATAACCCTTTGTATGATGAGGGTTCAAGGAGGGTAGGTTGCTATCCTTGTTTATTGGCTAGTAAGAAAAAACAAACAGAAGAATTTAATACTGAGTTTGGACAAAAACAATTAAAGTTTATTAGAGATTTAGAAAAAGAATTGAATATAAAATACGAGATGTACGATGATGACCAAGGTTCTTGTGAGGTTTGTAATATATGAAACTAGATTTACTTACCATTTTACTACCAAAGTCATTAGACATGGGCAGCATTGGGAGTGGTAAGTCGCATGACTCCATAACACCACAAGAAGTATCTACCATACTATCCTATGCTGATCTTGTTAAAACCGAGCTTAATATTTTAATGGGAAAGTATTTAGAAGATGAATTAGCAACACACGAATTAATTAAATATGCTGAGTCTTACATTGAAATCGAGGACAAAAATCTTGTTAAAAAGATAGCACAGACAGGAATTATAGAATTATTTACCGATACTACTTGCTTTTTCTGTAATGGAACAGGCAGTTTAGTGTTTGAAGATAGTGTAGATAAGTGTCCACATTGTCATAATGGTATATTCGTGTGGTCAGACTTTTCAAGATCAGCTATTATGGGATTAAAAAAAGGAGTGTATATGAAAATTAAAAAAGATTATCAACAATTAATAGATCATTTAATAGATGTAGAACATTCTGCATTAGAAAAACTGGGGGATTCATGAGTAGAACAAATAAAACCAAAAGAGAATTTTTAAGAGAGAATGAAATTACAGGTATGTTTACTAGAGATCAGATAAAACTTTTAGAAAGACATGATACAGAAGATGATCCTTTTAGTAGCAGTAATTTTCCCTGGGCTTGTTCTGATGCTCTAAAATTATTTCTTGTAGAAAAAGGAGATCCTTATATAGAAGTAAAAAATATTATAGCTAAAGAAAGAAGAAAAGAATATGCTGCTAGAACATTCGACAAGGTAGTTAGAGAACTAAACACTATAACTACTATGTCTGATTTAGAAAACTGGGGAAATACTTTTGCTAAAGAATATGTTAGAGATATACCTGAATTTAGAGATGAGCTTAAAGAAGAATATAAGAGAAAACTTAGTGAATTAGACAATACATGAAAAAGAATTACTATTGTTATAGAGCAACAGTTGTATTTAGTGGGTGTACCCAGGCAACAGATGAAAAAGATGCAATAAGGAAAGTAGTAGCTGAGTCTGAAAGATTACCTGAAACAGTTTCTTTTAAAGAGTCTGAAGTTAAAGTTAGAAAGTTACAGAAAAAACCTCAAAAAGGATTATATCATGACACAAAATATGATTGGTGATGATGAGTTATTAAAAATAGATGGGTTTGATGATGCCATAATAGGTGTCGAAAAATCTACCGAACAAAAATTAATTTATGATATTGACAAGATTGCTGAAATATTAACAACAAGAGATCAGATGTCATATGAAGATGCCCACGATTATATTTCTTATAATATCACTTCTGCTTATGTGGGTAAAAAAACTCCAATACTGGTAAAAACAGGCAAATTAGAAGATTTTATTTAAAATCGGCTTCTATATGTACCTCAAAAATCCATTTTTATGGGTGTCCATAGGCAACCAGTCATGGCTAATTTACAACACGCTTCTCGGTATCAATTTGCTCGTTAGAATCGATTTGATCTGATTCTTCTTTCATTTCTGCATATCCTTTCATCTTTGGAGCAAAATTAGGAATAGTTTGCATTAAAGTATTCAATTCAGCAATAAGTTCATCATCAGATTTTTGATTTGTGTTATCTACATTTAGATTAATAGTTTGTTGCGAGAAGTTCCCAAGCTCCAAAATTAACTTAGCTGTATTTAATCTGACAGCATCTTGTTCTGATCTTAATAGATCCTGTAACACTGATATGGCCATGCCTGAAGTTGAGGTAATTCTCTCCTCATTCTTTTCCCTTATCTCTTTTGTATATCTCTTTTTAAGATAAGCTCCTTGCTGTCTTGGGCTTTTATCTTTAGACCACCCAGCTTTAATGGCAGACTGAGTTGCATTACCAGCAGTATCTCCCTCACAAAAAGCATCTATAAAGGCTTGTTCTTTTTCTTTATCTATTTTCTTAGGCATTTCTTTTCTCCAACCAAGATTGAATTGTGCCTGTCATGTCAAAGTCAGGCGTGTATGGGATTACTAAATCATCACGATGTTTAATCCACGATTTATCTAATACTAATGAACCATCAATATCAGTTCCTTCTTTATCTCCTGTCATGTGAGATACGATTGTTATTGTTTCATTATTTTCTTCTACAACAAATCCTACAGAAACACATTCAGCTAATTCTGTTTCTAATTCATTGATATCTGTCCACCCTTGAGTAGGCGTTACAGCATCTTTCCAATGTAATAGAACAAGTTTAATTGTCATTTTAGTTTCCTTAGAAATGTTAGATATTCTGCTCCTTCCTCAACCTCCCAAAATATCTTAATAAAGTCTGGGTGTGTGTCAGGTAATCTTGTATTAAATACTGCTACTGCACAGGGCGACATCATTTTATTGGGTAGGTTTAACATCTTGGCAAAGTTGTCATATTTTTTATATGAGCCTACTTGTACACAATGCATAACTATTTCAGAATCAGCATCTTTAACTGGCAGATAGCCACTAACATGAGTATGACCTGCCATTAATAAATGATCTCTTGAATTGAATAGGGCGTGTTTAACAATACCATGAGCTGTATTATACATACTATGTCCTTTAAAATTATGTGAACAATTTACTCTTATATTGTGTTTAGGTAATTTTAATTTGACTCTAATGTTGTGGGGTTGATAAGTTGTTTTAAGTGGTCTTGTAATCCATTTTAAAGGGTCGCCATCACCACTCCACATATCATGGTTTCCAGCTACAATAAATAACCAGTTAGTATAATTAACTAACCATTCTGTTAACTGCCAAGCCTGTTCTGCCGAGGTGCTTTGTTCTGCCCAAAGACCTGCAAGTTTAGTTCTCCTAGCCCAGTTATTTTGTAAATCGCCTACATTACAAGCATACATACCATCGGTTTCATTAACACAATTTAAGTGTCTGATTACCGAAGGCATATCGCAACCATCATCATCAATGTGAGGGTCGCCCATAATATACAAGCCAATAGGTTTATCATCATTTATTTTTATGTTTAAAAAATCTTCGTTCTTTTCTCTTTTTTCTTTACGATTAAAAGTATCTACTCTTAACTTAACTAAATCTTCTGTTGCTATTTCCTCATCAGTAAAATCATTTTGCAATTCAAATCTTTTAGTTACTTTAGGTTTGTTTGTTTTTTTACCACAATCTCTACATTCATATCTTTGTGGTGTGCCAACAATATGTTTGTCTTTTCCTCGTTTTATAATATGAGTTGATCCACAATGAGGACAACTTAACATATTGCCTTCATCATCTAATTGAACTACTCCTACATTGGTAAAATTACCACCATTATTATGTAGTGCCATAAAATTATTCCTTTGTTTGTTTAATGAGATATTCGAGATACCATTTGGCTTTCTCTAAATCTTGCACAGGAGTACCTTTATATGGAAAACGAGTAACATACTTAATTATGTTTCCACGAACATAATC